GCCTCATCTATCTTGGCAATACTTGCCTCAATGTCTGCGATTAGAGATGATACAGGGATTTTTACTGACATAGTTCTTGCCATAGTTCTATCTTCTTTCTTTTGGGGTTAGATTTCTATTGTATCAGGGGCTACTGACATTTTTGGGGTTGGGCAGTTTTATCTGATACCCAGCAGAGGCGGATTACTTTACGACAGTAGTCCAGCGAGGCTCACCATTTACATCTAGGCGAACACGGAACGAGCCGTTCTTGTTCTCCTTGATTTCCTGAATTGTGCCTACTACGCCTGACTTAGCAGTAGTGAACTGTGAGCCAACAGTTAGAGTTGCGTTTGACATTTGCTTCCTATTCCGCCCCAGAGGGACTGTTTTGATTATTACCAACCATTTGTTGATAAGTCCATTATCCCAGAAAAAGAACCATTTGTCAATACCATTTTGATAACATTTAGATAACAACTTTTTGTATTTCATTGTGGTTTTTTCTGTGATGTTTCTATTATAGACCCACCCACCGACATTTATGAGTATTGTTTTATAACAATTCAGGGGGAAAATCGTTATCTTCTTAAGGTTGACATCTTCCGCCAGGTGTGGCGGGCCCCTTTCGGGGTAGCTGGTGAGGCTTACTTGCTACTGCCTCTAACTACAATCCAGATTAGAGCTTGCATTGAGCGTGGTGTCATACCAAAATCAAATGCAGTTTTCTTTACAGCCTCTACCATTTCTTTATACTGGTTGAGTGTCGGTGTCTTCTTCTCAATTCCAACAGCTCGCAACATCCAAACATCAATCACGACAGCTTGCTCATTGCCTGCGATAGCTTTTGCGAATGCATTAGTTTTTGCACCCTTCAAGGCGTCAAAGCCAAGTGTCAAAGCATTGTTAGCCATTACTAGATTATTCTTTAGGCAGGTGACTTCTTGACCAAGTGACCAAGCAATAGCCCTAGCAACATTCACTGACCAACGCTCTCTAGGTGAGAATGCAGACACAACACTTGCACCAACCTCTAGAGTAGTGTTTAGGTTTTCTGCAACCTTCTCTGCAACACGCTCTGCGTCTACGTACCACTTGCTTGCTTGCTCTACTTGACCAAAGGTAGCTTTTTTTGCTATGTCTGAATACATTGAATAGTAGTCCATTGGGGCTCTTTCTCTAGGGGTGATAGTATTATTATACATCGAGCCACCGACATTTTAGGGGGTTTTTAGATCACTTCTTAAAAACTTTTTATTATTTTTTGAGGCGGGCCCCATTTCTGGGGGTAGCCTTAGCTACTCTTCGTGACTAAAATAATCATTGGAACAGTCAACACACATTCCAAGTTCTTCAGCGTGTATCTCTGTGTCAATAAGTGTTTCACAAACATCACACGGTGTTTCACTAGGTGAAAAATAAATTCCCCATTTCTCACCGTCTACAACAAAACTACTCATCGTCTTCATCCTCGTCTGTGTGATAGATTTCTGACAACCAAGCGTCAAGCCTAAGCGACTCAATAGCTTGTGAGGCGAATACCCAATCTTCACCATTTCTAAACTGAACACCTTCAGGCAACTTGATTACCCTAGCGTAGTCTTCTTCATAGTAAGCATCAATAGCTGCAACTGCAACTGGAATCATTACCTTCGGAATTGGCGGATAGCAATTACTACTAAAGTGAATACTGATTTGGTCTGATAGGGTTAGGTCTGTATCTGTAAGTCCAACTGCTGTTGCGTATCCCATTTTTATTCTCCTTCTACGGTTTCTGTTTCACAATCACAATACTGAATCTTTAGTTTACCATCTACCACCGACACCATCGCAAACTCATTACAGGTGTCGCAAAAGTGTATGCTTAGTTGTCCTAGCATTAGTATCCTGCTTTCTCTAGCATTTCTAGAATTGCGTTTACCTCTTCGCCAGTAAGGGCTAGGATGGCCTCTTCATTGATTACATCATCAAACATTACTCTACCTCTTCCGCTTCAGTAAGATACCATTCGCCTTCATCACCATCATTGACAAGGCCAACCTTGCTTAGATACTTGTTAGCCTTATCATAGGCCTCTTCTTCATCCTTGGCTTCAACGGTAATAAAGCCGTCATAGCCAATAACATACTTTCCCATTACTTTACCTTTCTTGTAGAGGGGTGTCCAACGTGAATAGCATAACATCTGCCACAGACATTCTTTAGGGCATAGGAATAGACTGTATTGGAGTGAACAAACTTATTACAGTCTTCGCATACATAGTGAATCAGGCCTTGTAGAATCATTCGCTCTCCTTTATTGCTTTAGCTTTATTAGACTGACGGCTGCCCTTGTATTTTTTAGGAGTAGATACTAGGTGAGGTGCTTTTAGCATAAGCCGAAACAACGCCTGACTCTCTGCCTTGCGTCTTGCCTCATTGTTCTTGTTCATAGCCTTATTCTACCACGACCCTCCGACATTTATGGCTAATTTCTGGGAAAAAAATCAGCACATTTTTAATGCGTTTCTTAATTGACATTCGGATCAAGATGTGGCGGGCCGCATTTCTGCGGTCCTGTCAAATCAGAACGGTGGTGAGTTTTTTTCTAGCTCTTCGCCAATGCGATTATTCTCTTCTAGCAAAAATAAAATTGCGGCAAGAGAGATACCAACAAAAATTGAAACGCCAACAATTATAAAAATAAAAATCAAACCTAGTTCCATTTAGTTCTCCTCTGGTGTTGTGAATAGTTGACTAACATCTTCAGTTAGCATTAGGTCAATTTGAAAAATCAAAGTTTCTAATTCTTCTTTACTCATTTTCATTTTCCATTTCGTCAATAAAATCTTGGCAGTAAATCCTGTATGCGATAGGGTCGCACTCCAGCAAAACTTTAGCAGGTGAGAAAGTAATTCCCAAAATTGTTATTTCATCATAGCTATCATTTAGAAATTGGTCAAAATCGTTAGGCTTGAATTTTACTCTTTCCATTATTTAGCCAACTCCGTTTCTAGCATTACAATTCCAGCAATAGCCTCATCAAACTCTTCCCAAGTTTCAAAAGTTAGTGTTATCATTTATTTCCTTTCGTTAGTTCCAACTTAGCATAACCCACCGACATTTTTAGGCGTGGCGTAGTTCTGGATAATCGCCAATTGGCAAGTCCAAATACTCAACGGCATCCTTCAGGGGCATTAGACCCTTGTATTCATCACAGATTGAGCAAACATAAGTATCAGGTGAAAACACAGCCTCACAGTAAATACACATTACATCCATTTATTCCTTCTTTCTATCTACTTATACCCTACCACAACCTACCGACATTTGTGGCACATTTCCAGGTGTTTTTTATAACAATTTCGGGACAAAATCGTTATATGTCTTAATTGACTTTTGGTGCGATCTGTGGCCCGCCCCACTTTGGGGGACTTGTCAAGTCAACACGCCGTTAGAACGGAGGTTTGTTTTTCCAAAGTCCCTTGCGGTATCCAACACCGTGAGCCCAAAGGTAAACAAATCCAGCAATAGCTAAATCAACAAGCAAATTGAATCCGTTATAAAACATCATTAGTTTGATTCCTCTTCTGCGTAAGGGCAAGGCTCTTGGGCTCTAGGCGATAAATAGTTTACGCCACATTCCTCACAGCGGATACAGTCGTCATCCATTAGGGTCGAGAAAAAGTGTCCCATTAGTTACACTCTCCATACTCTAGGTAGCAACCCTCACAGCACTTCTGATTGAATTCCTCAACATACACCTGCTCAGTGTAGTTGTCGCAGATGTCGCAGTAAGCAACATCTCCCCAAGTTCTTCTAAATGCGTTCATTTATTTATCCTTTCTAACTACTTATAACCTATCACATACCACCGACATTTATGGGAAGACACGCCGTAATTTTGGGGGATTTTTATAACGTTCTTATAAAGAAGTTATACACAAGTTATCCACAAGGGCGGGCCGAAAATCCTGGAATGTCAAATCGACACGCCGTGTTTATTATAACGATTTGATAACAGACCTGTGGATAACTACAACAACCTGTGGATAACTAGGCAATTAGTTGTAGATACCCTACAAAAAAGAGGGTAAAAGTTTGTACGAGAATGTCTAATAAAATGGGTATAAATGTCGTAGGCTCGTGATAAGCTAAAGGCATAAGATAAGTAAATAAGAAAAAAAGAGCTTTTGAGCCTAGCAAATAAGACCCTTAGCGGTATGAGCCTAGCAAATAAAAGAGCCAATTATTAGAAAGGTTGTTTATTATGACAACAGTAATGTATAGAAAAGTTAGATGTACGAATTGCGAGTACACTCAAATAGATAGCGTTAGCTATTACCTACACGCTAAAGCGTGGAAGGCTAATCACGATTTGGAAAAGTGTTTAGCAATTAGAAAATCTAAAAACGCTTTTGATGAGATGTTCGCAGGAACATTAGAATCACTAAACAATCTAACAATTATCAAATAGAAAGGATACTAAATTATGACTTTAGTAAAAACAATAAATAGAGAAAACACTTACTACACTATCGCAGGTGATGACCTGTTTAGGTGTTGTGAAGAATACCAAGATAGAGAGTATTGTGTATCGCACGACAAGTTTCAGGGTTGTGCCTTTTGCTCAGGCTTTCAGTATTGGGAGTCTTGCGACAAGGGTATCGTTTGCGGTGATGGCGAATGATTACCCTAACCTTTGACACTTGGGAAGAGTTTGATAACGCTATCTCTTCTATCACTACACTAACAATTGCTATGAATGAAAAGGATAACTAATGAAAATCAAATCGGTATCACATTACCAAAAACAGTATGACACTATGCTAAAAATAGCTAAGTCTTCTATGGATAGCGGTGTTTCACTAACGCCACAATTCCAAAACGAATTGCTATCACTAACTAAATTGCTAAAGAGTATTGGCGGTAGAGTTTGATGACTAGACACTTATGGTCTAACCAACTAGATGAAGATGTTATTAGATGTTGGTTGTGTATGGCTAACGAGGCGTGGAGTATTCAGTATCCAACTTGTGAAGAGTATAAAGCGTATCGTGATGAAGGACACGCTAGAGCGTTTGCCGAATTAGAAAAAATGAGGGCACGGCGTACTGCCTAAGTAAAAAATAAAAAGAGGGGTCGTATGGGTATGCCATAAGGTTATGGTGTGCGCACTATACGATTCTTATTTTTTTGTACTGATCATGTATCATACAAACAAGTAAAATATTCAGATTTTGTTAAAAATGAAATTTTTCAGATTTTAAAATAATTCAGGATCTGCAGGCAAAGCATCTATTTGAGCTTGTAGCCTGGTAGCAATTTCTTGTCTTCGTCCATCCAGGTTGGTAGGCTCTAGAACAAACTCTCCAACACGTACTTCTAGGATATTAGTTTTTGGACCAGTTGGAACAATATCAATTTCACTCATAACTTCACAGAGATCTACATCATCTGCAACCTCTAGATCAACTTCTACACTAAACTTAAAAATTTTGTCTACACGTTTGTTGGAAGGTGTCTCAGCAGCCACAGGAGCCTCACTGAAGGCTTCGTTGAACTGTTGCTGTATGTTTTCTGGCAGGGTATCTAAAAGAGCGTCTAGCTTTGTTGTAATGGTTTTAACCTGGGTGCTCAAATCTTCATAGCTGGACTTCCAGATATTTTTTTCTGACTGCAGAGAGTTAATCTTTGATTGAAACTCATCCATAGCTCCGTCTGGCCAAACTACTTCTGGCCACTCTTCTTTGTTCTGAATGGTCAGTCCTTCTTGAGGGTCTTTACAACCGCATCCCATATTATCTCCTTGTATAGATATCTAGTTTAACACACATTGGTGTATTTTTTTGAGGGTATTACTTTAGGTCGAATAGTCTAATCTGAGTCTGAATGATATTAACATCCACACCTAGTTCGCTAGCAATCTGCTCTCTATTCTTTCCAAGAACAAGCACTTGCTTAAACATCCATGGACGTGATAGCCAAGGTGCATCTGCATTAAAGTCTTCTAGGTCTTCTGGTTCAAAGGTAGGCTCGTCTGGAATAGGAGCTAGCTCATGATCCGAATCTGGATCTTCTTCTGGCTCTGGTGCTTCAACGAGAATGTCTCCAACGTTTCCTACTTCTACTGTAACTTCTTCTTCTGACATATTATCTCCTAAATAATTTTTCGACGGTACATAGCAGGTGCAACCTGCCTGATGGAATAGTGCTTACCATTGTCCAATAGGACATTTAGCATTCTTAAGTGTAGTCTTAAGCTTCATAACACATCCACACTGTTTGCATGTCTGCTTCTTTGAGAAATGTGGACATTGCTTGCATATATCCATCCTTTGGTCAGCTAAAGACTTTTCAGACCTAGGCTGCTTAGGGTTGAATAGATCAAGAAATACGACATCTCTTTGTTCATCCGACATACTCCTATTCTACCATATAAAGACACATATTTCTACATAGTGTATTGCTTATACATTGCTTGTAGATTGGGTGTTTGGGGACTCTATACCGCCGAATTTATATCGCCGTACTTAAAAACAATTTTTCGCCGTACTTAAATTCGCCGAACCCTTTTTGTGCAAAATGATTAAAAAAATAACTTATAATTGTAGCAATATGACAAATAATGAAATGATGTTTATTACTGGCGTCGCCAGCTCTATTGGAATCATTCTAGGAGCATGGTTTTTAGTTGTCAAATTTATAAGCCCTTTACTTAAACGAATTCATGGCTGGGTCGATACCTGGGAAAAGTTTATGAGAGATTGGGCAGGCACCCCGAAAGAGCCAGGACGAGCAGCGGTTCCAGGAGTAATGGAAAGACTTAACCGCATTGATGGCGAACTACAAAATAATGGTGGAAGCTCGGTAAAAGACGCTGTAGACAGAATTGAGTCTAGATTAAAAGAAGGCGATGAGCAATTTATAGAGCTGCAAAAAGAAATTAAAGAAATTAAAAATAACACCAAAAACATCAAAAATTAAAACTAAAATATCAAGAGTTAGAAAATTTTAAAAACTCATTATTATATATAATATATAAAAGCTATCTAGCTATCTTAATATTCTTATATATCTTATATCTTATATATATACATTATACACACAAAAATCATCGAGTCAAGTAATTTTTTGATAAAGATTTGATAACGATTTTACTAACAGGTTTATCCACATACTTATCCACAGAGTTATCCACAATATATGGTATAATTTATTTGGCTAGTATCCAGGGTTGTCTCTCATACCCACCATCCTGGATGCTAGTCTTTTAGTTTATAATAGGGAGTATAATTATATTACTATGACTTATTGCGGACCTGAAGTATTTGGAGCTAATCCAGCAAACATTAAGTGGACCATTGTTCGTGGAGATACAGCCAAACTACGTGTTGATTTCCTAGAAAACGACGAGTCCACTCCTTATGATATCAGCAATTGGGTATTTGCGTCAACTACCTATGACTTTAGAGGAGATATTCTTGATCTTCTTAATGTTACCGTCGGCCAAGGATACGTTGATATCGTAGCTCCAGCTAGCTTGACAGCAGAATGGGGAATTGGGTATAGCTCTATTGTCGGCGAGCTTGCATTTGACCTAGAAGCAACTCTTGACGACGGAACTGTTTGGACTCCTGTCATCGGGACAATTACTGTACTGGCTGATGTATCTGGAGGAAGGCTCTAATGTCTACCCTAAAAATTTCGAATCTTACACCAAATTTGCCTCCTGTAGTAAAAGTAAATGGCAAAATTTTTAAGGTCAATAAGTAACTTTTTTAATTTCTTTGTGTGTTATAATAATCTAGGAGGACATTGTGGCATTTCCAGGCACTTATAACTTTAATTACTATCGTGGGGACACCTACGAATTTAAAGTATACCCAAGAACAGCCGACGGCGCTTCCTTTAGCCTAAACGGATTTCAGGGCGCTTTTAGAATTTCTGCAGTAAGAGGGTCTACCTCACAAACAATTGGGTATGCTCAAATTTCTGGAGATAACACATATATCACTTGTGCAATTACTCCAGACATGACTTTGCCAGCTGGAACAACTTTGGTCTATGACGTTGAAATTAGAAAACAGCAAGATACCCCATATTCTTTGGTATACACGTTGCTTACTGGAACAATTACTCTTACCGAACAGGTAACCTTCATTCCTTTGACTCCACCACTACTACCTGCTGGATTACCCACTAGCGTACTAGCTACTTACAACAACCAAACATCTGTAGCTGTTAACTGGCAAGCCCCAGCAAGCGGCGGACAGCCTGGAAATTATTTGGTTAGATATGCTCTAGCCAGTAGCCCGAATACAATTATTGCAACAGTTACAAAAACTGGTAGCGAGTTTACTCACACATTTACTGGGCTTACTGCAGCCAACTCATATATATTTGGAGTTGCAGCCGTTAACGCAGCAACAATTGGAAACCCAGTCTATGTAACAGATGCCGAAGATACACCGCCAAATCCACCAGGACCGCCTACAAGTTTTGATCTTGGTCTTGTTACTGACACAGAAATTACAGTTACCTGGGCTGCTCCAACTGCAGGAGGCCACACTAGCTACACTGCAAGATTGGATGGAAACCCAGTAGCAAACCTAAGCTCAACAACAACTACTTATACTTACGAAGGCTTAACTCCTGGCACACAGTACGTAGTTTCTCTAATTGCCAGCAATACAGGTGGAGCAAGTACAGCAGTATCTCAAACAGTTTCTACTCAGGAGTAGCTCTATAAATGACTGATTCAACAATAGCCGCACTAGACCTTACCGTTTTCGGTGGACCATCTTCTATTAATGTAGATGTTGATTTTGGTACCCAGGGCGAGCGTGGCAGTAGAATTTATGGAGTAACTGCTGACCCAAGGCTTTCGACTACACTAAAAGAATTTGACTCAAAGATTTTTGATTTAGTAATAGTTTTGACAGATTTAACTGGTGACTACCTAACAATTTATCAAAAAGTTGGAGCTGGCAACGAAGACTGGACGCCTCTAGCAGAACTTTTCCCAAACATCTTTAGCACTAAGCAAACCAAAACCTTTACTGGTGGAACAGCCTCAGTTGAAATAGTTTTAAACGATGTTTTTACTATTGAAAACCAGAATTATGATGTCTCAAAGTTTGCTATTCAATGCAGTATTGAAGATCGTGTAAACCAAACCAAGAGACCCGTTTCTTCTAGCATTTCTTTAGCGGTAAATGCAGTAGCAGACGATCAGGTTCTAACAATTACAATTAATGCAATTGAGTATAATTCCACTGGTGGAGTTGGAGGAACACCCGTTTGGCAAAACGTAATTGGCGAAAGAGTTATTCATGTTTTGGCGACGGTAGTATAGGAGATATAGAATGACATCAATTGGAAATCTTTATACCACTCAAATTCCAGAGTACACAGAAGCCGCAGATATTATTAAGGCTTTTAATCTTTACCACTATGGTACAGAAACCGTTCCAACACAAGATTCTCAAATTTCAACAACCCCGCCAGCCTCTATTGCTGGATGGATTAAAAAACTTAGTTTGGATATAGCAAGTTTGCAAGCTGGTCTTTCAAGCGTAACAACTCTGACAAGCAACCAAAACGTAAATGATATTCAGTCAACAGCTCTTTACCTAAGCTCGTCAAATCCTACATTAAATCTTAATTACCCAGTAGAGGCTGTGGGACATCTAAACGTTGTAAATAAATCTAATCAAACTTTTCAAACTTATCAGACTACAGGCGCTTTAAATAATTTTTATGTTCGTGCTGGCACAACTGCAGCTGGTATAACTACCTGGGTTCCGTGGGTACTTCTTTCAAAAGATGGTCACACCCACGATAGTAGATACTATACACAAAACCAAATAAACCTAAAAATTAGTAGCACTGCTTTAGCAGGCTCTAGGGTTCCAGTAACAGATTCTAGCGGAATGATTGTTGCGTCTGACATTACAACTACCGAGCTCAATGCTTTAAACAATATTGATCCAAGTTTTACAATCGAAGAAAGGCTTAATAGTAAGTCAGACTCGACGCATCTTCATGACAATAGATACTACCTAAGATCTGACGTAACAGATCCTCAGCCAGGATCACAAAGAGTTCCTAGAGTTTTTGTTCAATTAGCCCAACCAACTGGAGCACAGGCAAACGACCTCTGGTTCTGGTGATATAAATGCCAAGCTATACCAATTCTGTTAATTTTGATGCTACTGGCACTAGAGCCGATGCCTATACTTTATCAATTGAAGCACGAACAAGCGCCGCAACTGGCGGAACCCTGGTAGAAATTGCTGCATCTGTGTTTATGTTTAGGAACCCAGGCACACCAGCCTTTGGTCCAGCTGCACCAAGATCTTGGAGCTTACCTGGAGGAAGGTCTGGCAGCACTAGTGGCACTGCTGATGCTAGTGGTAGTAGTACAATTCCATATAATTTTTCAAACACTAACCCACTTCAGGTATATAACTATTTTAATAGATATATCCCATATAGTTATGGTTCAGCAACAACCTTAACAGTATCCGTATCTGGCCAAGGCTCTGATTTTTTTACTAGCGCACAGGTAAGCGTTAACGTTCCTCTATTTACACTAACAACTATTTCCTATAATTCTAATGGAGGAACAGCTGCCCCTGCAAGCGAAACTCTTGCACCTGGAGGATCTTTTACAGTAGGTGCTGCACCAACTAGAACAGGATATACGTTTGTCAATTGGTCTGGAAGCAATGGCGTAACATACAATCCTGGGGCTTCTGCAACGGTACCCTCTTCAAACGTCACTCTAACTGCTGTTTGGGCACCTGCTGCTCCAACAGGACTTACTATTGGAACTAAAACTCAAACCAGCATCCAGCTTTCCTGGAACTCTATAACTGGTGTTTCTGGATATCAGCTTTTTTTGAACGGTAATCCAGTAACGACAACAACATCGACTAGCTATACTTTTTTAACACTATCGGCCGCAACTTCATACACCTTGGGGGTAGCTGCATTTACTGCCTCAGCTACTGGACCAACTGCAACAATAAACTCTTCAACAATTGGAAATCCAGAGTATGCAGCTGATGCAAGCTACCCAATAGCAAAAATTGGAGTTCCTTATGCTGGATCAGTTACTGCCACTAACGCAGTAAGCTATGCTCTTGCTTATGGCAACTTACCACCAGGTTTAACTCTAAACACTACAAACGGAACCATTGGGGGATCAACACAAAGACCAGAGCAAAGACCAGATGGCTCTTACTTTAACGATACAGGTGGGACTTTAGATTCATTTACCTTTGGCATTACTGCTACTGGTCCAGCAGGGTCTACCCCAGCAACAAAGCAGTTTGTTATACAAACAGTTTTTCCTGGTGAGAGACTTTCCACAGCTTCAAGAGATTTAATTATTGCTAGGCGTTGGGATGGTCAGACCTGGGTTCCAGTTCAGAGAGCTAGAAGATTTAATGGATCTACTTGGGTAGATATATCGACAACTTAATATAGTGCTATAATTAGTGTTATGGCTACTTTAAGAAATTCAACTACTGGGGCATACCTGGTAGGAAATACCCCACCAGAAATTACCTGGACTGTTGTTCGTGGAGACACTTCTGCTTTTACAGTTTATGTAACTGATGATGCCCTTGCTCCATTGTATGTTCCAGAGTGGGATATTCAAATGGATATTAAGCGTAATGGTCTTGCCGTAGTTACTTTGACACCAGTACCAACACCAGATCCAGCAGACCCTGGTGAATATAAGGCTGGAGATTTGACAGTATCTTTGACTGCTTCTCAATCTAACATTTTAGAAACAGGCGATGTTTTTGATATCCAGATGACTAATGACTCACTAGCTAAAGTATGGACTGTAGCTAAGGGTAGCATTATTGTTATCGAGGATATTACTAAAAATGTCTAATAATGTTACAGTAACTAATAGAGACAATCTTTTTGGCTTAATAGAAACTAGTTCATACCCTTTATCAGAAATTGTTGACGCAGAGGGTAGAATATCTACAATAACAAATGGTTCATTTGCCAAAGCAGCTTCTGCAACATTAGTAGACTATCAAAAAATGTCTACCATAAAAGAAGCAAGCTTTTCGATAATCAACATTTCAAATTTTTTGCCTTTTCGGGTATCTTTTACTAACATAACCGTAAAGCCTTACGATGTCAATAACCCTGCACCACTTGGAGTAGCAATTATTGGTACAAACAACTATATTTTATAGATAGTGATATAATTAAACTAACACTTAAGGAGTTAGGCTTTGGCTACCCAAGACAAAGATTTTAAGGTCAAAAATGGCCTTCAAGTTGCAGGAGATGCAGGCATTGTTGGAAATGTCACCATTTCTGGGAAGCTTGTTATACCCGAAACTCCATTAGCAAATAATGAAGCTGCTTCAAAAAAATATGTAGACGAAATTCTTCTTGTAACAGGTCCACAGGGATCAACTGGTGTAGCTGGTCCAACAGGTCCACAAGGCCCAGAAGGCCAACTTGGTGCAACAGGGCCTACTGGATTTACTGGTGCTACTGGTGCCCAAGGAGGCGTTGGAAACCAGGGTCCTGCTGGAGCTATGGGTCCTACAGGAGCTACTGGTCCAATTGGAGAGCAGGGTCTTTTTTGGAGAAACGCTTGGAGTTCTTCTACTGCCTACACAACCTACGATGCAGTTTATTATAATGGTTCTTCTTACGTTGCAACTCAAGATAATACAAACGCTAATCCAGTAGGCACCCCAGGTTCCTGGACACTTTTAGCTTTAGAGGGCGCAACTGGGCCAACTGGAGCGTCTGGATCTAATGGTACTAACGGAGCTGACGGTGCCACTGGACCAACTGGCCCAGATGGCAACTACTTTGTTTCAGGGACACCAGCAGCATCACCAGTTGAAGGAGACGCATGGTTTGACGCAGAGTCTGGAAGAATGTATGTTTACTACGATGGATTTTGGATTGAGCAATCTTCTAATTTTGCAGGACCAACTGGACCAAAGGGTGATCCAGGAGATTCTCTTAATGCATCAATACACCCATTCGTAATATAGTGATAGAATAGGAATACCATGGCTTACTTTTACAAAACTTTAGGGCAGCAAGCCCCATCCACTACAAACAACGCTGACCTGTATACAGTGCCATCAGCAACTGAGGCTATTATTTCTAGCATTTTTGTTTGCAACACAACCGCAACTGCTGCAACATTTAGAATTTTCCAAAGAATTGACGGAGCAACCGCAGGGACAGCAAATGCAATTGCCTACGACCAAACAATTCCAGCAAACTCAACAACTACTATTGAATCAAAGATAACCATGAACGCAAGCGATGTTTTGACAGTTAGAAGCGGAACCGCAAACTCTTTAACTTTTACAGTTAATGGAAGTGAGATTGTAGCCTGATGCCAATCACAAATACCGCACCTATTGACTATTCTGTTCCTGGTAAAATTGAAAAAACAACAATTATCCGTTCTACACAGGCTTGGGTAGCACCAGCAGACGTTTCTTCTGTAGAGGTAATTCTTTGCGGCGGTGGTGGCGGCGGAGGAGGAGCTAGCTCGAACGAGCAGTCTTCTGGCGGCGGAGGTTCTGTCGACTACAACGTTTTTGCAGTAGTTCCTGGAACATCTTACACAATCACAATTGGTGGCGGAGGAGTTGGAGGAATTAATTCTACTGGATCAATTGCAGGTACTGGAACAACATCTTCATTTGGAGCTCTTTTTACTGTCCCTGGAGGAACTGGGGCTACCTGGAACGGAGTTTCTGCTGGGCTTGGCTCAAGGCTAGGTGGTGGTGGTGGTTCCTATCAGTCTACAACATCTAATGGCGACGGAAAGCCAGGAGCTTTTGGTCGTGGTGGTGGTGGTGCTGGTTCAGCTAGCGGTCGTCAACAAACATCTGCTAATGGTGGAGGCTCGGCATCTTCTGGAACCGATAACGGATCTAATGGTGTAGCAAATACTGGTGGTGGTGGTGGTGCAGCTCAAAATAATGGGACTGGCTACAACGGTGGATCTGGTATCTGCATTATTAAATTTTGGAGCGCACTATAATGGCACACTTTGCAAAAATTGAAAACGGTATTGTTACTGGCGTAGTCGTTGTTGATGATTCTAATGAAGAAAATGGACAAGAGTATTTAAACAATCTAGGCCTTGATGGTACATGGATTCAGACATCCTATAACGCCAACTTCCGTGGCAAGTATGCTGCTATTGGAGATTTGTATGATCAAGAAAACGACTTGTTTGTTACCGCTTCTTAAAGCCTATAATCGTTAAAATAGATATACAACCATGCTATAATATAATCTATGGCCAATATTAATTTTCCCTCCCTTCCAGAAGTAAATGACCTTCATTCTCATGGTGGTCGTACCTGGATTTGGACTGGAACTACTTGGAATACAGTTACTACTGCCGTTGCCATTGGACCAACAGGACCAACAGGTCCAGCAGGTACCCCTGGCCCAACTGGGGCAGCTTCAACTGTTGTTGGACCAACAGGACCAACTGGTGCCACTGGACCAGGCATAGAGTTTACCGTTGGGCTTGGACTTAATCTAGACTTAAACGACGTTCTTAATGTAGACACAAATGTAATTGCCACTAAAACTTATGTAGACGATATTGCTCAGGGAATTATTGCTAAGCCACCAGTAGAAGCAGCTACAACAACTAATCTTGCTGGAACATATCTTAATGGAACAAACAACGATGGCGTTGGTGCAACCCTAACTGGCTCTGTAAACGGCGCCTTCCCTACTATTGACGGTGTTGGGGCCTGGGCTGAAGGTAAAAGAGTTCTTGTTAAAGATCAAACAAACGCAATTCAAAATGGATGCTATAGCATTACAACTCTTGGCTCTGCCTCTACTCCTTGGGTAATAACAAGAGACCCACAGTCAGATGAATCAGACGAGATTCCTGGATCTTACATGTTTGTTCGTGCAGGAAGCACACATATCAATAAAGGGTTTATTGGTTTAGTAACAGACCAAACAACGTTCCAAGTTGGTATTAACACTCTTTCATATGTAGAGTTTACAAGCTCTACCGCAGGTCCAACAGGTCCAGCAGGACCTACGGGATTGCAAGGGCCATCTGGGTCGCAAGGGCCGACAGGTCCAGATGGGTCTTTCTTTGCATCTGACACAGCTCCAGAATCACCCTCAGCAGGAGACGTTTGGTTTAATTCTTCAAACGCAAAGTTTTATGTTCGCTATGATAATTTTTGGGTAGATATAACTAACGCTAGGACAGGTCCAGCAGGGCCGATGGGTCCAACTGGTGCACAAGGTACTGGTGTAACAATTCTTGGTTCATATGCAACAGAAGCCGCTTTGATTGCGGCTCAGCCAACAGGTCAGCCAGGCCAAGCATATCTTGTGGCTGGTAATCTATATGTCTGGTCAGCAACAACATCTACTTGGGTTAACGTTGGAAATATTCAGGGTCCAACTGGAAATACTGGGGGTACTGGTCCAACTGGTGCTACAGGAGCAACAGGTCCAGAAGGGTTTAACTATGTTGGGGAGTATGGCTCAACATTAGACTATCAAAACGGAGACGTTGTGTCTTTTGGAACAGCTTTATGGATTAGGGTTGGTGGTTCTGGAATTGACAATGCCCCATCAAATCAAAGTACGTTCTGGGACCTATACCTTTGGGGACCAACTGGTCCGACAGGCGTTGCAGGACCAACGGGATCTCAGGGGCCGACAGGTTCCCAAGGAATTAACTGGAGATATGTAACTTCTAATGCAACAGCTGCAGTTTCTGATGGTTTTATTTTTAATACTTCTGCTAGCTCTATTACAATTACTTTGCCAACAACAGGACTATTTTCTGGAAACACCGTTTACTTTTCAGATGGCTCTGGAACCCTATCTGGCAACCCAGTGACTATAAATAGCGGTATAATTAATATTAATGGAATAACGGGTCCACTAGTACTTGACATATCAAATGCATTTGTTGTTTTAATGTACATAGACTCGACTACAGGCTGGAAGGTAATTTAAGTTGACACAGTTCCTATCAAATTTTGACCAAAAGGTTGAGCCAACAGAGACCTATGTTGACCCAGTATCAAAGATTCGTGTATCTACACCAGAAAATCTAATTGATACTGACTTTGAGTATGGTCTTCAGGGAACTAAATGGGAAACTGTAGAACTTGTAAACAACATTCCTTCTTTTTACGTTTCAGATTCAGACCGCCCACTATCAACAGTATCGGCTGTTACCGCCGTAGCAGGATCAGACATTATCGAGGTAACAACAGTTGCTGCTCACGGCTTGCTTGCGGGATCACCGATTGACGTTCGTGGACTTTCTTCTAGAACTGGTGAAGGTAAGTTTCTAATTAAAACTGTTCCTAGCCCAACAACATTTACATATATTGCAAACGGACTTCAAACCTTTAACGGTAACGTTGGAAACATTTATACAACAATTACCCCAGGAAACTTTTACTCTGGTTCTCAAATTCCTTACAGAAAAGATATCGGAGTTAACTCAGATACGTTTACTCCATCAAAAATTACTGTAGAAACTCCTTATGAGCACGGACACATAATTGGTTCTAATATTTATCTTGTAAATACCTTTGGTACTAAAGAAATTACAATGGCTAACACCCTTTCTAATGCTCCAGATCTCAGACCTTTTGTAGATTTTGAAGATACAATTGTTAGAGGATTTTCTCCAACTAATTCTCAAACTGAAACAAAGCAAATGCGATCAACTTATTATAGAAAAATTGCTGCTGCAGATGTTGATGTAACGGCAAACACAGTTTCCTGGCCTGCAAACGAGCTTAGAAATGGTGACTGCCTATTATATATTCCGCCTTCTGGAGACGTAGCTATTGGAGGAATGGCAAGATTTCAGATTTACTATGTCGTAGGTCGTTCTGCAACAACCATTCAGCTATCTCTCACTCGTGGTGGTGCTGCTGTTAACTTTACAACCACTGGAAGTTATAACTTTGGAAAGGCTGGCCTTCACTTAGTTTACGAAATTGGCGCAATGGAAAGAACGAATACCCAGACAAGACTTTTCCACAGGTTTTCTCAAGTTGGGGGTGACACCTCTGGTTGGGACTGGGCTTCAACTAACTGGGGGCTGGGAAGAACTCAGCCAGCAAAAATGGCACTTATTGCTAGAAATGGTGCAACAGTAGACACAAGAATTACAAATAGATACTACTCTACAGCAGTCAACACCCTAATGGTTATGCCAGAAACCGCTACAACTCCTGGGCTATTTAACTTTATTGAGGATTTTGAGAGGTACAGCCAATCAGCTACCTTTAGTCCATCAGTCTTTGCACAAAATAATAATGGACTTTATTTTACAGACACTGCTCCATTTACTGTTCCTGCAACACCATTTGCCGTAACTGGTTCAACTTATTTCTTTGTTCCGCTAGTTTTTGACGAAGAGCGAGACTCTTTCTTTTCTGCAAACCATGGGCTAACAAATGGTCAGCAAATTGAGCTTACCATTGACGCTGGAGCAGATATTCTGCGTTCAGCAAGCTCAAATGTATTTACAAATACAAATGCAAACGTAGTATTGCCTGCAACAGCGTATACCGCAGAAGTATTATCTCCTGATAGGTTTAGGCTTGTGAATAATAGAATTGTCCAAGCTACAGGAACATATACTTTTGCTGCGTTTATTGACAATTCACTAAACAATTCATTTTATTACCCAGATCACGGATATAACGGTGGAGAAACTGTTACTGTTCGAGCTGGAGTACCTGGAACGCTACCGTCTACTACTACGGGCGCAGTTGTAATTGATGCAAAAACTTCTAGTGGAAACTTAAGAGGGGCTTGGACCGTATTAAATAATTTTATGAATAGCTATACAAGCACTTTGGCAAATCATAGAAATGTTGTTCTAAACGGATTTGAGAATAGCAATATCTTTATTGGCTCTGGAGTAGCTACTGGAACTTCTGGAATTACCAGCACTTTCTATGAATCAGTATTAATGTCTGAAGACGGTTTTGGAGAGGTATCTGCTGGAAATCTATACCTAAACAAGCAAGAGCCAGGAATTATTGCGGATGCTGCTGCAGGAACAATTTTGGCTAGAAGAGATTTTTCTTTTACAGGAACTAAATGGCTACAAAACACTGCCATTCCCCATTACAGCACTTTGTTTGCAACCGATGCAACGCTTGCGTCAAAAAGATTTGAAACATTCCTAAAAACTAACTTTGCTGGAACTTCTGCCTCATACTCATTTAATAACAGGTCATATACTGTTGGATCAAACGCAAACTGGAGGGCAACAGCCAACTTTGCCTGGAGTACAGTTAGCTCTGCTACAAACATGGTTCAATTTGAAGTTGTTTTGTGGAACGAGTCCTGGAATGAAGCCTTTACAAACTCATTTACTGCAAATGCTGGTAGCGGAACAACAATTCGCTCAATCACTGGAACTGATAATAAAAAGTATGTTCGTTTTATTAGCACATTCATGGTTCAGTCAAATACCCCAATGACAAATGCAAACGCAGACACGCTGATTTCAAATCTAGTAACCGATTTTGCCAATAGTTTTATTCAGCCAACATTAACTCAAAACTCTCAGCAAGTAGTCCGTGTTCTTAATAAAGACAGATTTTATTTAGAAAATCCAACAACTTTCCTAGAAGTAGATATTGAGGATGGTGGATTGCCATCAATTATTTTCACTCAAGCTGGAATACAGGGTGTTTTAGATGGAGCATATCCAATTTCAGAAATTCCTTCAGAGTCTTCATTTAAATTCTCTGTACCATTTTATGCCGCCGAGACCGATGTTCCTTTGGATGCCACCACTGTTACAAATAATTTAATTAGGGTAAATGCTGGTCACAATTTTATTCCTGGAACAAGAGTTAGATACTTTAACAATGGTCTTACAACAATTACAGGTCTAACTTCAGACCAGAGCTATTATGTTTTTGTTAAAGATGAATTTTGGGTTGGCTTTGCAAACACCTATGAAGATGCCCTTCGGGGTAACCTAGTTTCTATTTCAGCTGGATCTGGCTCTCACTCGTTATTTATAAAAACAGTAAATGGTCGCTCCGCAGGTGCAGGAACTATTGACGTTGTTCGAGGAAATAGAAATATTGCTGGCACAGGAACTTTGTTTAAGAGATACTTTAAAGTAGGAGATAGCATTGGTATTAAAAACTCTACCACAACTCCTGGAAGTATTGAAAACTTTGTAATTGCAACAATTGCCGATGACACGACTATGCAGCTAACTTCAGAGCCAAACTTTGATTCAAACGATACAAAGTACTTTATTGAAACAAAAATTTACATGAGGCCTGACGGCTACTCCACACACAGACCTTTTGATGGCGGTGTTGAAATTGCAGCAGGTAGCTCTCCAAACTCTCAAATTATACGTCAAACACGCAAATATTTCCGCTATCAGTCAGGTAAGGGAATTCAGACATCCTTGGCAATTAACTTTAACCCACCAATTCATCTTGAGACAATATTTTCTAGCGGACTGACAGCTACAGCAAAAACTAGATACCCACATAGGCTAACTGCAAACTCAAACATCACAATATCTGGATCAACTGATCCTGTTTACAATGGTAACTTTGCTGTAGCTTCTTTGGTAGATGACTTTACTTTTACGTATACCCTGCCGACAACACCAACCACTACATTGCCAGGCGGAATTATTCAGTTTAACATGAATGGCTATAGTGGGTCTTATACTCGTGGAGGAATGTTTGATACCCAGAACGGATTCTTCTTTGAATTTGACGGAGCAGACCTTTGGTGCGTTAGAAGGTCTTCTACACAGCAAATTTCTGGAAAGGTTTCTGTTTTTAATAATGAGAGCCTAGTTGTTGGAACTGATACTAACTTTAGAGGCCAGCTTGTCGAAGGAGACATGTTGGTTATTAGAGGCGGAAGCTATAGAATTGTAAAAATTAGAAGCAATACAGAACTAGTGGTTTCTCCTCAGTATAAGGGAACAACCGCTACAGACGTTATTGTTACAAAAACAGTTGACACCAAGGTTAAGCAGTCAAACTGGTCTATTGACCCTTGTGATGGAACTGGCCCAAGTGGATATGACATTGATTTAGATAAAATTCAGATGGCATACATGGATTATTCTTGGTATGGTGCTGGTAAGATTCGTTATGGATTTAAAGATACCTTTGGTCGAGTCAAGTATGTCCATGAATTTGTTCACAACAACCAGCTAGATGAGGCCTATATGCGTTCTGGTAACTTGCCAGCACGATATGAAATTGAAAACTCAGCTTCATTTACATATTCTCCAACGCTATTCCACTGGGGAACGTCTGTTATTATGGACGGTGGCTATGACGATGATGGGGCATACTTGTTTACATCAACATCAAATAACCTATCGTTTACTAATGGTGCAACGCTTTCGGCAACCACAAATGCCGCCTCGGTGCTAACTAATACCAGAATACCAAACTCTAATCTAAGAACTTATCGAATACAGCTTCAGTTCCCAGTAGCGGATGCGTCAAAATTTTCTGCAGGAACACCGCTATATACTGTAGACGGACAGCTTAATGGTGAAACCGTAGAGTATACAAATATTTCTGGAGCTAACGTTCAGGTATTTATCCTTCTTGGAGATTACGTTACGGCCCCAGTTGCTTACCCAGTAATTGCCTCTAACGTTGCAATTTCTATCGGGGCTCCAGCAAACGATCCAACTGCTTTTAACCTGGGAACAGACGAAATCCCTCTAGTAACAATTCGCCTAGCCCCTTCCGTGGACTCTGGTCTTTCTGGAGAGCTTGGGGTAAGAGAAATTATAAACAGAATGCAGCTCAAGCTAAATGAAATTGGACTAATTCTTACCCACGATTGCGAAGTTTCCCTAGTTCTTAATCCTGACCTTAGCAATGTTTTGTGGGAAAACGTTAGCGCTCCTTCGCTGTCACAGCTAATTAAGCACAATGCTGGTGACAGAGTCGTTGGTGGAACCAAAGTATTCTCCTTCCGAGCCTCTGGTGGAACATCGGATAACACTGGAAATAGACTTTCAAATACATCAAACTTTAACCTGGGAGACCTTATCAACATGGGTAACTCTATTCTTGGTGGCAATGGCGTATTCCCGAATGGCCCAGATATTCTTACAGTTGTTGTTAAGGTTGTTAATACCTCTGGAATTAACGCTACAAACAAGTTTGTTGCATCTGGCCGTATCACCTGGTCTGAATCACAAGCATAGTTGGCACACTAGCCAGAAAAGTGATGTATAATTAAACTATGCCAATCAACTTTCCAGACTCTCCCAACGTAAACCAGCAGTTTACTGTCGATGGCAATACCTGGAGATGGACAGGCTCAACTTGGGACATAGTTTTAGACGTGGCACTTGGTCCAACAGGCCCTACGGGCCCCACAGGGGCTACAGGGGCCAGCGGAGCGAACGGCACAACTGGAGCCAACGGTGTTGGTTATGACGGTATTACTTCAAGTAGCTCTATTACTACTTTGGCCAGCCAACAAAATCTTTCGTTTACTGTAAACAAAATAGGGGCTTTGGCTACAGGATCTAGAGTAAGGTTTGCACATACCGAATCTAAGTGGGTTGAGGGAACTATTCTTACAATTGTTGGCCTAGTGGTAACAATTAGCACTGATCTTTGGTCTAGCCCAGGGACTTACTCATCTTGGACACTATCTCTAACTGGAGTTCCTGGAGTTACAGGACCAACGGGTGCAGATGCTCCAACGGTGACATCTATATCTCAAAAAACAGCAGACTATACATTAGTTCTTGCAGACAAAAACTCTTTAGTTGAAGTTTCTCACACTAACCTAATCGTTCCTGTAATAGTATCAGTACCAGCTGATGCTACCGAAAATTTTGCAAATGGAACAACACTGACTATTCTAAGAACCAATACTGGTGGGGTAGATATTCAAGGAGCTCCTGGAGTTATAGTAAACTCTACTCCAACACAAAGTCTTCGTGCAAGATGGTCCTCGGCGTCACTAATTAAAAGATCCTCAAACCTTTGGGTTCTGGTAGGAGACTTGGCATAATGGGTCTATTTTCTTCATCGCTTTCTTCTGTAAGAAAAGTATTTTCAGATACCTTCAACAGAGTTAACCAATCTCCTTTGGGAACAGCCTCAGACGGAACTGAGTGGGAAAATATTAGGCCTGGATTTTCAATCTCTAGTAACAAGGCTTCAGCAACAAACCCCGATCAATATCCCCTAGCAACTATTGAGTTTCCAAGCACAAATGTAAGCATAAGCCTTTCTGGAACAGACCAAGGATCTTCTGCCGCACTTTGGGTTACAGACTCTGGTAACTGGTGGGCAGTTGGAATTGACCAAGCCCCAGTAACCTGTAATTGCCAAACTGGCTCAAACTGTGATGCTTTTACTGGCGGAAACTGTGCAGCCTTTTTTACTTCTGGCGGAAACTGTGCAGCCTTTTTCTTTACCCCTGGAAACTGTTCTGCCTGGAACACAAGAACTGCAGAATGCACAAGCTGGGGAATAAATTCTGGAACTTGCAGGGCTAACACACTTCCTGCAGGAAACTGCACTGAGCTTTTTCCAGGAAACTGCTCTAACCTTCCTGCAGGAAACTGTAGGGCAAACAGCTGCAATGCCTGGAACTTTGTAGGAAAAGGTACGGGCCCTGGAAGCTGTAGATCAAGCAGCTGCAGTGCTTGGAATTTTAGGTCTTGCAGTTCCTGGAATGCCAGAATTTGTGGAAGCTGGAATACAAGAACCCCAGTATGTTCAGCCTGGAATACAAGAACTAACTTTTGCGAGGCATTTACGACACCAGCAGGAAACTGTAGACAAACAAATGCAGGAACAGAAAACTGCTCTGGAAACGCTTATAACTTTTTGTCTTTCCCATGTTCTGGAAATTCATACAACACTATTAGTTGTACAAACTGGACACAGTTTACGTTTGGATGCCAAACTTGCTATCCACAATATATCAGGCTATTCCAGTCAGTAAGCTCTACTGTTTCAGAAATTTTTAACTGGACAGTAGCATCAGTAATTAGATCCCTTAGAGTAAAAACCAATAAAGATCAGATAACTATCCAAGCTTTTTCTGACGACAATCACGTAACCAAGATTGGTTCAGACATTATCTTTACTCCAACTGGTGTTGCCATTTCTCCAAAATTTGGCATAACATTAAAGCCATCTGCTTTTAACCAGGGTACAGCCATCGATGGAATTGAAATAACTAGAAACTAATAGCTTAAGCGGGTATGAAAATTGATAGGTAATCTGCCAAGTAAAAAAGAGGGCAGGGGGACAGAGTACATGTCCTCTATTATTAGCGAAACCATATGGCCAGAGCTAACAAATTTACATAAATATAATATCGTGCTGCTGCCTGGCAGCGGAGACGAAGACTTTTTGCTAGCTCAAAAAACTCCAACAATTATTTGGATACATGTGCCAGCATACAATATGCCAGAGCATGTCTCTAGATTCTTTGAAGATTATGCTGTTTTAGAAAATACAAGGGCATATGTTGTTCAATCTGAATTTCATAAAAAAAATATATCTGAAGAGTTTTCTATACCGACTTCAAAGATATACGTTATAAACAATACGTTTGAGCCAATTCCTTATGTTCTAAAACCTAAAGACTCTATAGACTTAGTCTATATTTCCCAGGCGTCCAGAGGTCTAGACATACTATTGCAGGCATTTGAAAAAGTAAAAGACGACTCTCTTAGGCTAATTGTCCATACCTGCATATGCGAAGAATGCGTAGCTGATGTTCCAGAAATGAAAACGAAAGATAGCCGTGTTTCGTTTCCTGGATTTGTCTCAAGAGAGCAATACGTTAAAAACTTACAAAAAGCAAGCATTTATATCTACCCTTGTAGATTTGAGGAAACTGCTGGAATTGGAATTATGGAAGCCTTAAGCGCTGGAATTAAGGTTGTTACCACAACCTTGGGAGCATTGCCAGAAACTACCCTAGGACATGCTAAGTTAATTAAACATATGCCAATTTATAAAGAAGACCAGGATGCTAAAAAAGAAAAGTTTGTAAAAATTTTTACAAAAGAAATAAAAAGAGCAGTCAAGCAGGTTAAAAGTGGCAAGTTTAAGCCAGAAAAACAAGTCTCTGATGTAAACAAAGCCTTTGGTCTAAAAAAAGTTCAGGATCAATGGCGTGACTTTAATGATCAGATGTGGTAAAATAGTCATGGCAACAAAGAAAAGGATTAAAATTGTTTAAATTTATTAGATTTTTTGCAGATAAAAAGTACCTAGATTTAGGGAAGCCAGTTAATCTTAAAACTCAGGTTCCTCAATGGTACAAGGACGCAGAGCTTACCTTTATAGATCCATCGCATGGCACCGAGGCTGGCGGATTAAAAAAGTGTGTTCCATTTTTAGATGCGATGATTAGCGGTTATGCCTTAACTACCCCATGTGCAATTTATGTCTCAGAAGATGCCGATGGAAACCTGGAGCTTAGCTGGGATGGCCCACACTCTATTGAAGCTTTTATTAAAGAGAGGCCAATGGAGAGTGGAGCAACAATTCCACGCCCAGCTGGCCATCATCCAAACCATTTAATTTGGTCAGCTTTTTGGTCTGTAAAAACCCCTAAAGGTTATAGCCTTCTAATGACTCATCCACAAAATAGGTTTGACCTACCATTTACTACTACCGCTGGCATAATCGATAGCGACGAATTTTCTTCTTCTGGAAACATTCCATTTTTTATGAAAAAAGGTTTTGTTGGCACCATTCCGCAAGGAACTCCAATAGCTCAGCTAATTCCAATTAAAAGGGCAAAATGGAAATCAGTAATTGACCCTAGTCTAGCTAGCGAAAATGCAATTATTGATCACATCATTAGAGATCCAGAAACTCTTTATAAAAAAGTAATGTGGCATAAAAAGGAGTATAACTAATGTTTGACAACATTAAAAGAACACTAAAAAGAAAAAAGAAAATTCATGAAAAAGCTACTCACTCTCATGGAAAAGTTACAACTCTTGACCTAATTAAAAAATATATTGATTCTAAGATTGTAAAACCAAAAGAGTCAGCGGAAGACCCAAACGTTTCTCTTCTACCAACTGGAGGTAACGAAGCAATTAATCATATTGCAATTATTTTGGATGGTAAGGTTGAGGATGTAATTAGGGCTCAGAACAGAATGGCAGCCCTTTTGCTAAGTGAGCCAACTTTTGTAGAGTTTGATCCAAGATCTGTGTATCCAAAAATTGGGATTACAACCTATGTAGATGGTGTCTTTAAAGATACTATGCAAATCTTAGATCCTCATAATCACAATCATGACAAAGAAGATCAAGAAAAGCAGGAATTTTAGTAATGTTTAAAGGAAAAAAAATAAAGTTTTTTTCATCAAAAACAGATTTAGAAATTTTAAAGCCATTGCCAACAAGCAAATTTATGCCAGAGTGGTATAGAAAAATGCCTAGAGCCGTAGACAAGATTCAAACCGTAAAAACTTGTGTGCCAGTTCTTGACGCATTTACTGCTGGCTACATGATTCCATTACCAGCAGCCGTAGCCTGGGATGAAGGATCAAAAACTTTTTTAAGCCAAGCAAAATTTGAGGTCAATAGCGATCACTTTGCGTCACAAACAGAAGATGTTGTTATTCCAGAAGAGTTTGATCCGCAACCACACAAGTGGATAAACAATTGGTACATTAAAACTCCTCCTGGATATAGCACTCTTTTTATTCATCCAATGAATAGACTAGATTTGCCATTTTATTCTTTTGGTGGGATAGTCGATACAGACAAGCATCCACTAATAATCAACTTTCCATTTGTTTGGAGAAAAGGGTTTAAGGGTGTAGTTCCAGCAGGAACCCCAATTATTCAGGCAATTCCTTTTAAAAGAGACGACTGGTCTTCTGAGGTTGTTGACACTGGAAAGTCTTACATTTATGAAAAAGAGTATGAAACAATGATGCCGCCATTTGCGTGGTACAAGAGAAAGTTTTGGACTAGAAAGCGATACTCTTAGTGAAAACCATATATATATCGCTAACATCCCTAGATGATTCAGAGCTTATACCAACTGTCCTTGGAGCATTTTCTAATGCGTCAAATCCAGAAAGGGTTTTTATAGGTGTTCATCTTTATTCCGCTACAAGCCTCAGAGACAGTTTTGTTGAAAAAGTTTTTAAGTATTCAAAAAACATTAGATTTAGTTTTACTGAAATATTAGAAGAAAATTTTGCAGAAATGTCTGGTGTTGGCAAAGGAAGAAAAAGAGCAATTCAGCTTTACAATAATGAAGACTACATGCTTCAGATAGACTCTCACAGTTTTTTTGCAAGCAAATGGGATGACACGTTAATCGACACACTTGAAGAAGCCAAAAAATTTGTAAAAAACGAAAAAACAATTATTACCGCATACTCTGGATATTACAAGTTCAATGCTATTGGCAAAAGAGTTTGGTGCGAACACGATTTAGCTGGAGAAGGCTATACTGGAAACTTTTTACTGCCAAGATATGTCTCTGACGAAAGATACTACAACACCATCCCAGTTTGGACTGTTTTTTCTGAAAAAGAAATGGCAAAGTTTCCAGGCAAATTTATTCCAGCAACAAAATTTAATGCTAATTTTGCCTTTGGGGATTCAGAGTGGGCAAAAAATACTGGCCTGTATGAGAATGCAGAATTTTACGAAGAAGAAGTTTTACAAACCCTTAATCTTATAAAGCTTGGCTACACTCTTGTCTTTCCAAGAATTAAAGAGCCAGTTATTGGTCACCTATACTCAGATTTTATTTCAGGTAGTTACGGTGAAAGAAAGCCCATAGGAGCTTACCCTTGGGCTGGAGACGGAACCGTGGAGATTGCTGGCAGTGGTATACTGGGTGCTAGGAATTACAATGAATACATTTCAGATCCAGAAAATTTGTCAACCATAAAAGAATATTCTAAATATGCTAGAATTCACATGAAGTTTGGACCACTAGACGCACAGCCACAAGCCCCAAGATATTTTTTAAATAGCGAGGTGACCTATGACTACTGATAACTTTCCAAAACCAGTAAGGCCATGGGATCTTTTAAATAAAAACAAGCTTAGGGTAGAAGACGCCATGCAAAAAGAAAGAATGTCTATTTGCTCTACGTGTCCTCAACTAATCCAGATAACAAAGCAATGCAAAAAGTGCGGATGTTTTATGGAAGCAAAAACAAAGCTTGCTGACGCATCTTGTCCACTTCATAAGTGGGATGCCGTAGACATGACAAATATTTCTTACAAAAAAGAAGGACTTCAGGATGACTAGTAACAGCCTCGGCAGCATAACTCTTTTTACTGGTGACGCCATGAGCTTGCCATTTCCAGACAACAGCATCGATTTGATTATTGCTCACCCGCCATACATTACTTTAGACATAAATCGATATGGTGGAGACGTTTCTAAACAACTTAATAGCAAAAATTCTAAAAAAGAAATGCTAAAAAATTTAGCAAAAGTAACCAAAGAGGCCTATAGGCTTTTAAAAAATAATGGATCATTTATAATTGCTAATGGAGAATTTTTAAACTTAGACGTTCGCTATCTTTTGCAAACAATAGATGAAAGTGATTTTAACTATTTAGGAAAAATGTTGCAAAACGATTATGACAAGCCTACGAACACAGATCACCAAACATCCGAAAGAATTGTTACTCAATCTATTACCACATGGTATCACTTTGTTAAGGGGGATGAACCATTTACAAACCCTTTTAAAGTAAAAAAATATAATAATCCTGTATGGGATATGCCCTTTAGCAATATGGAAAATCCCGTAGATTTGTGGATTTCTGAGTCATATCAATATGTTATAGATGCAATGAATCAAGAAATTCCAAAAAGGTTTATTGAAATGTTTTCTAAAAAGGGACACCTGGTTCTTGACATGTTTGGAGGAACTGGAGTCACGGCAACAATGGCAGCTTTTCTTGGAAGAGACTCCATTAGCAACGACATATCAGAAGATGCAACTAAAGCTGCCGAACTAAGACTAATGCTTACTTTTGGAGAAAAGTATTTTAACGAAAAAGTAAAGGTGGTGAAAAATGAAAAGCTTAAAAATAAAAAGCTTGGAGTCAAAAGATAACTCAGTTTTTGTTTCGTGGGAAAGCAATTTTGACGAGGTAAGCGTAATTAAGGTTGTTCTAGATGACGATGGCAGCTCCACCAACCTAGGTGTTGACCCAAAGGCAACTAGTGCAACCGTCCCTGGTGTAGATTCTGGTAAATATTTGATAACAGTGTCTGCCCTAACCTCAACAGGGTGGGTAAACTCACAAACTTTGGTGGTATCCGTATGAAAATAGCAGTATATACAATTGCTTTGAATGAAGAACAATTTGTAGAGCGTTGGTATCAAAGTGCAAAAGATGCTGACTACCTCCTAATTGCAGATACAGGCTCTACGGATAATACCGTCAAATTTGCTCAACGCCTGGGAATTAACGTTGTATCTATAAAAGTATCTCCTTGGAGATTTGATGATGCAAGAAATGCGGCCTTGGCATTCTTGCCAGAAGATATTGACATGTGTATATCTCTAGATATGGACGAAGTTCTAGCCCCCAATTGGCGCCCAGCGCTAGAAGAGTCTTGGAAAAAAGGAATAACCAGACCAAAATATAAGCACGTATGGTCCTGGAAAGATGATGGTACACCAGGCTTAGAGTTTGCATATGACCATATTCATGCTAGACATGGGTTTCGATGGAAATACCCAGTTCACGAAACCCTTTTTGCTTATGGTCTAGAAGAAACTTCAGAATTTATTACTGGGATAGAAACTCATCACCATCCAGATCCAACCAAGAGCAGGTCTCAGTACCTACCACTACTTGCCATGTCTGTAAAAGAAGATCCTTATAGCGATAGAAATGCCTACTACTACGCAAGAGAGCTTTTCTTTTACGGTAAATATGAAGAGGCAGCTGCAGAATTTAAAAGACATCTGGCACTGCCAACATCTCACTGGCTTCCAGAAAGAGCCTCTTCTCTTAGATATCTTGCAAAGTGCGAACCACAGAATGCAAAAGAGTACTTGCTAGAAGCAATTAGAGCTACCCCACTTAGAAGAGAGCCGCACGTCGAACTAGCAAAATACGCTCAAGGTATTTTAGACTGGGAGCTTTGCCTTAAGCATGCAGAACTAGCAATTTCAATTGCAGAAAAGCCTTTAGACTATTTGTGTGAAGAGTTTGCTTGGGGTGACGAGCCTTTTGATCTAGCAGCTGTTGCATCTTATTATTTAGGAAATAAGAAAAAGGCTTTGATCTATGGCGAAAAAGCTTTAAAGCTTTCTCCTCAAAAAGAACGACTAGCCGTTAATCTAACCTATTACAAGGACTAACACTTAAAAGCTGGTATAATTAAACCATGGCTAGAGTGTCTACAAATTACCTAAAAACCAGATTTGAGTCTGGCGATCGTCCTACCCAACAGGACTTCCTCGACCTTATTGATACCCTTATCGAGCAGTCTACAGATCTTGGAACTGTTGGAAACAATGAAAGAGAAAGAGTAATTACGGGAATTGAGCAATCATCTGTTATTGATTCCTTTAGTGCGACAGAGTGGAGAATGGTAAAATACTTTATCTCTATGTCAATTGCACCAGCCAACAAGTTTTACGTTACAGAACTAACTATTCTTAATGACGGAACAAACGTCAGTGTCAGTGAATATGGCATTGTAGAAAATAACAATGGGGAAGTAGGAACCGTTGAAGTCGAACAAAATGGTGGAAATATTCAGCTAATTGCTGTACCAGCATCAGGTTTGACAAACCCAGTTACAGTGCGATTTGGTCGCATTGGACTTAAAATCTAAGGAGATTATAAATGGCAACACTTGATAAAGCTTTCAGAGTTAAAAGTGGTCTTGTCGTTGAGGGTGCTAACGGTACAATCAATGCTTCAGACATTATTACTGCAAGTAAAATCACAGGCGGTACACAAAATGGTATCGCAGTAACATATACAAACGGAAACGTAAATCTTAATGTTAACGACCCCGTAATTACAATTGCTGGTGACGCAGATGGTTTTGCAACTATCACTAACCTCGGCGATACCACCATTAACGTAGCTCTGGACACAGTTAACTCTGCCGTCGGAACATACGGAAGCGCTACCTCCATTCCAGCTATTACAGTAGACGGAAAGGGTAGAGTAACAAACGTAACTACAAACTCAATTTCTACAACCCTAGGCATTGCTGGAGATGCTGGAACTGATAGCGTAGCTCTTGGCACAGATACCCTAACTTTTGAGGGTGGAACTGGAATCACATCGACTGTTAGCAACAACAAAGTAAAGCTAGATATTGACTCTACTGTTGCGACATTGTCAGATCAGCAGACACTAAGCAATAAAGTTCTTGGAGCAAACGTAGACCTAGGAGCAAACCTAGATGCAGCAACAAATAAGATTGTTAATCTTGGTGCACCAGAACAGGCTAACGATGCAGCTACTAAGGCATACGTAGACGCTGTTACCGAGGGTCTTCACATTCACCCATCAGCAGTTGCAGCCACAACGACTAACATCGACATCGCAGCGGATCTTCAAGCAGGAGATGTACTCGATACTGTTACTCTAGCTGCTACAAATCGTGTTCTTGTAAAGAACCAGACAAATGCAGCTCAGAATGGTATTTATGTTGTTCAGCCAACTGGGGCAGCCATTCGTGCGACTGACTTTGACGCACCATCAGAAGTTGATGGCGGTGACTTTGTTTTTGTAACTGGAGGTTTTGCTAACGACAATACTGGTTGGGTGCAGACATCTACTGGGGTCGTTACAGTTGGAACAGACCCAATTTACTTTACTCAGTTCTCTGGAGCTGGAACCTATACTGCTGGAACTGGTCTAGACCTAAACGGAACAGAGTTTGTTCTCGACCTTTCCGAGGTAGACACAACAACTCTTCCAGAAGGAACCAACAAGTACTACACCGACGAGCGTGTTGACGACCGTGTTGCATCTCTTGTTGCTGGCGGTAAAGGAATTACCGCATCTTATGATGACAATGGAAACCTGCTGACACTTTCTGCAGAGTTTACAGAGTTTAATACAGACGATGTTGTAGAAGGAAGCACTAAGCTTTACTTTACAAATGCTCGTGCAGTAACAGCCCTAGAAGCAGTAGTCCCAGACTTTACTGCAATTGAAATTAACAACCTTACAAAGCAGGTTGCGGCAACAGTTAGTGTTCCAACAGTAAACATTCCAACTACCGTTTACGAATGGAACCTAGCTGACTACAGATCAGCAAAGTTTTTGGTTAAGTTTGCTCAGCAATCACACACCGAAATTTCTGAAATTCTAATTACTACAGACACATCTAATAACGTAGCAATTACAGAGTATGCAATTGTGGGGACTAACGGAACCATCGCAGACGTTAGTGCTGACGTAGTTCTTGTTGGATCGTCCGACATTATTCGTGTAAGGGTAACCGCTGCAGTTGCAAACACAACTGCCTGGGTTGCAGGAACACTAATCAAATAGCTGTATATAGATTGGGGGCTGGGATACTCCTGGCCCCCTTTCTTTTATCTGCCGAGTAAGGTATAATAGTTTTATGAGAAAAGCAATTAAAGGCCTAATCTGCAAGCTACGTGGACATAAAACAAGAATTGCCCAATGTCCAGTAACTGGCATAAAAGCCCTCAAATGCGACATTTGCAAAGCTGGACCTATGGGCTCTGGCAAAGGTATGAGCTTTTCTTAATCTAATGTGATAAACTAGGTATTATGACAAACCCATCAAACATGTATGCGGAAAAGATATATTCTGAGCATCCCCTGGCCTTGTGGTCGTTAGACGATGTTTCAGACTTTGTATCTTTGCTTTCAAGTGGCAGCCAGGCAATGGTTGGTTGGACTATTACTGATGGATCTAAGTCTGTAACCTCTCCATCTGGATTCAGTCTTCAAATTCCAAACTCTCCAAGTATACGAATAAATGCTACAGCAACAGACCAGGTAACTATAACAAGTCCAAATCTTTTAAACTTTACAGACCTTGACCCAGAAAAGGATAGCTTTAATTTCGGGTTTTTCTTTAATCCAAGAACAGATCGTGTAACTTCTGTACGTATAGGGTATACATACGAAGGAACCACCGTGTGGGAAACTTTTACAAATTTTGTAGAAAACTCTTGGGTATTTTTAAATAAAACATTCCCTGTCCCAACTCTTCAAAATCAATTTGTTGATGCAGACTTTGGGCTAGTTGTTGAAATCAATACTGCTAATAATTCTGGAAACTATGAATATTTTATTAACGGCTTAAGCTTGGGGCAGTGGTCAGAGCCTTTTAACACAGAGTCTTCTGGTGTTTTTCCAGCAAGTCTTCCTGCTACAATAGCTCTTTCTGGGGCAAAAGGAATTCCAGCATTTGCATACGGAACACTCTCAAACCAAGCATACTACCTAGCATCAGACATTAAGCTTTTTGCAACAAACGAAGGATTTCCGCTAGTTTATGGAGCTAAGGGGCTAACAAAGATTGTTCCAAATAATAACCTGCCATCTTTGATTATTCCAGGCTTTGGATTCTTAAATGATTCTGGGCAGTATAAAGATTATACATTTGAGACATGGCTAAGAGTTAGCCCAAAGTCGTATGTTCCAAGAAGAATCTTTGGACCGATTGCTTCTACCGATGGCATCTATGTAGACGGAGAATTTCTTACCTTAAAAATAGGCGAGGTGTTTGGTTCTTATTTTGTTGGCGAATGGGGAAGGCCAATGCTTTTGCACATTAGGATTGCAGAAAATGTTTGTAGCGTAATCTTAAATGGCGAGCAGGTAATATCAATTGACATTGACACTAACAATCTGGCTTTTCCACAAAGGCTAAACTCTGGAAAAAGTCAAGACTGGCTAGGCTTTTATTCATACTCAGACATTAGCTCATTAGAAATAGACTGCCCAGCAATATACTCTTATCAGGTCCCAGACGTAGTAGCAAAGCGAAGATTCGTATACGGTCAGGGAGTAGACTTTCCAGAAGGCTCAAACTCTTCATTTGGAGGATCTTCTGCGGTAATGGACTTTAAGGTTGCTGGATATGCAAACAACTACCTATACCCAGACATGGGAAGATGGCAGCAAGGCATCTCAGAGAACACCCTGATTGAAAATGATGTAATTACTTCGCCAAAATACTCTTTGCCAGAAATTAAATTTAACAATTCTCAGATAACAAATAGGCAATGGCTAAACTTATGTAAAACTGCTAACGTAAACCAGCCAAATTCTTTTATAGATCTTTCTCTAGCAGACATCTCTGGATCTGTCGGTGGATATATGTTTATTCCAAAGCTAAACTTTTTACAGCAAGAGGCTAAAGCTTTTTATGGAATTTTTCAGGCAGATAGCTCAGCAAATCAAGTTTTGTTTAAGCTTCAAGACACAGTACAAAAAATAAGCCTAACTGTTTCTTTAGAAAGTCAAAAAGTTAAGTATGTCTTTAGTAATGGTTCGGAGACTCCAATCACTCTCTTGTCTCAAGACACAATTGGAGAAAATACTCCATTTGTTGCTGGTTTAGACTTAGCAAAATTTTCAAAATATTACGGCGGATCGGTTGCCAAGTTCTTAGGCTCTCCGTCAAAACTGTCTTTGTATATCGGTGGAGATGGCACTTATGAGAATAGCTTTGCTGGAAGAATCTACAGATTTGGGGTTGCAAGTGCAAGGAATCTTTTAACACTTCAGCCACTATCAGAAATAGATGGAAAGATTGCTGTAAACGAAAATAAAAACCTTAACCTAAATGGTAGCACACAAAACGCAGTAAGCTTTATGATGTCTTATGTTTCTAGCTATACTTTAAAGCCAAGGCTATACTTAGAAAGCTTTGACCTAGATATATCTACAAGCTCTTACTGGCAAGACTATATCCCACTGACCTATTTTGGAAAGGCCGTGTTAAATCAAACTGGAGAACTTGAGCAGGACCTAGACTATATTCAGTTTAACGTAGATGTTCCAGCCTTGCCTATTTTTACTAACGAAGAGTATAACACTAATGGGGCAGAGGTAAAAACTTACATTGCTTTTCAGACCATTTCGTCTGGAGCAAACAAGACAAACAGAAACTTTGCAAATACTAAAAAAATTAATCAGTCTAACGTAATAGACCCACTAGGTACAGAGTGGATTAACACAAGGTATGAAATAGTAAATGATTCGGTAATATACTTGCCAAAAGATGTAGACTTTAAAACCCTGGCTTTAGTGACTCAGATTGAAATTGTGTCAAATGCAATTTTGACAGCCTCACCAAAAGTAAAAAGCATTCAGTACTCTTCTCAGGCTGTAGACGCAAATAGGCCAACTCAGCTTAACACTAGATTTGGAATTAGTATGACCCCATATAGCAAAGCTGGTATTTACGAAAACTATAAAGACAAGAATCCACTAACAATTTATAAGAATAGCAGTCCCTACCTATACCTTACAGATACAAGCGGAATTAGGTTACGTGGAAGCTTTTCTTCAGAACCAACCAGGCGTGGAATTCGTGTTGCGGTAAATCAGCAAAGATCTTTGTCTTATCAGGTTGGTGCCATACAGATTGTTGGTAAGTTTGACAATACCCTTTTCCCACAGACCCCAATAGAGGTTTACCAGATACACAGCTCCAATAGGGATATTGCTGTTTATATAGTTGCTGATAACAAGTCTAGGACACGTGGAAAGCTTTATGCCGTAAACGCAAAAACGCTTTTGCCAGAGCAGGGAGTGACCTTTTATCTTAACGGAAAAGCTACCCAAACATTGTTCGTAAAATCTGGAGACTGGAATTTAATTGGAATGCAGTTTACCAATAGCCTAAACTTTAACGCATTTTCTGGATCAATCAACCTAACTGGCCCAATGCTATTTAACAACGTGGCTAACTATACCCTCTCCTCTGACCAGGCTTCCCAAACCTTTATTTTTAGAACTTGGGGCCAAGCCCGTACCATGGAGGCCGAGGCAAACGAGCGAGTAGACAATCCACTAACTCCAGGAGTTAACGAAAGTGATAATATTTGGAATGACTTTATTGCCTCAAGCCCAGTAATTTCTTGGGAAAACGTGCTGCTAATCCCTACAACAAGAAGATTCTTGCTAGATCCAGCAAACATTTTCCGCAATTATACTGGAACAAATAAGATTATCGTAGGAGATAATGAGACTTTGCGGTTTAAAGATTACACATATACATTTTATAATGGCCTAGAATGGGAATCAAGACTCACTTCCGCCGTTTAGTGTGGTATAATAGTGGTTATGAATTCTGAAAAATTTGTGGTTCCTGGTCAAGTTGGAGACTCGAAACTGTCCATTGTGGACGAGGGTAAGAACATTAACTGGGGAATCTACATCTGGAAAAAGGCTAACGGCAAGCCTTTTACTGATGGAAACAATAGCGTTCTAAACGTACCGTCCCATAGGGGTGACATGATTCAGATTCAAAAGCTAGTAAACGAGGCACGTGCTCTGGGCCAAGAAGACGGCTCTTATGAGTTTTACCCTGGAATGGGTAGGATATCTGACGAAGAGTATACAGAACAAATTGACCGAATGAAGCAGGGCCTTATCCCAAACCTTAATGATCTTGGGGCTGTTATGGCTGCAAAGAAAACCTTAGAGATGTATGGAGACGAAGACTAATGTCTGACAACGACTATCAATACGTGGTAAATGCAAGTCTTCCAGACTTTCAGCAAGAAGAGAATATTTTTAAAAGCCAAGACCCATTTTCTAAAAAGTGGGAAGACCTTAAGGGCATGGCGGGGATTGACAAGAATTTTAAGCGTCGCACAGACAGAATTGTCTCAAAGGCTTATGAAAGCCTAACCTTTAACCAGGTAGACACCACCAGCCCAATTTACGAAGATAGTGCCCTAGCAATAAGCACTGGAGTAAATGGTGCCAGATCAAAAGAAATTAACTCTGGCAAGGTATTCCACAACGGCTACGGAATGTTCGATGTTATTACTCCCCCATGGAACCTATACGAGCTAGCAAACTACTACGACACCTCGTTTGCCAACCATGCAGCTATTGATGCAAAGGTTGAAAACATTGTTGGCCTAGGCTATGATTTTGAAGTTTCTCCAAGAACAATGATGCAGCTAGAAGCATCCGACAATGCAACGGCTGTTGAGAAAGCCAGAAAGCGCATTGAGCGAGCCAAGATAGAGCTAAAAGACTGGATGGAAAACCTAAATAGCGATGACTCTTTTACCAACACAATGACAAAGTTTTATACTGATGTTCAGGCTACTGGAAACGGTTACTTGGAAATTGGAAGAACAACTGGTGGAGAGATTGGCTATGTAGGCCACATCCCAGCTACGACAATGCGTGTCCGCAGACTCCGTGACGGATATGTTCAGATTATTGGCCAGAAGGTTGTTTACTTTAGAAACTTTGGGGCAAAGAATGCAAACCCAATTACAGGAGATCCAAGACCAAACGAAATCCTGCACTATAAGGAATACTCACCGCTAAATACCTTCTACGGTATTCCTGACATTATGTCTGCAATTTCTTCTCTGCATGGAGACCAGCTAGCTTCTCAGTACAACATTGATTACTTTGGAAATAAGGCTGTGCCAAGGTACGTAGTTACTCTTAAGGGTGCAAAGCTTTCTGGGGATGCGGAAGACAAGATGTTTAGATTCTTGCAAACAAACCTTAAGGGGCAGTCTCACAGAACGCTTTACATTCCGTTGCCAGGCGACACAGACAACAACAAGGTTGAATTTAAAATGGAACCCATTGAAAATGGAGTTCAGGAAGCATCTTTTAATCAGTATAGAATTAGAAACCGTGACGATATTTTAGTAGCCCACCAGGTTCCGCTATCTAAGATTGGTGGAGGAGATGCTTCTGCTATCGCCGCATCAATTGCCCAAGACCGTACGTTTAAAGAGCAGGTAGCTAGACCAGCCCAGAGAAATCTAGAGAAAATCATCAACAAAATTGTTCGTGAAAAGACAGACATTGTGCAGCTAAAGTTTAACGAGCTAACCCTGACAGATGAAGTGACCCAGTCACAGATTCTTGAAAGATACGTAAAAACCCAGATTATGGTTCCCAACGAAGCCAGAGAAATTTTGGGACTACCTCAGCGTTCCGATGGCGACGAGCCATTTGAGCTTTCATCGAGGCAAGCCACTGATACTAGAGCCAATCTAGCAGACAATAGACAAAGAGATAGGGAGAGGGCCAATAATCAATCAGACGGTCCAGCCACAACATCTGGAAGAAATCCAGCTGGAGAAGGCAGATCGTCAGAATAAGTTTTCCACAGCTTTTAGTAAGATATCCACATTTTATTAACAGTTGTGTAAAAAGGGTCCTATAATTGTAATAGTATGACTATATCTAAAGCACACTGGAATACAGAGGGCGACAGCGTCCGTCTGTCAATGCCCTTCAGCAAGGTTGACGAGGAACGAAGAATCGTTTCTGGATTTGCCACGCTTGACAACGTAGACAAGCAGGCAGACATCGTAACTGCAGAAGCTTCTGTAAAAGCATTCTCAAAGTTCCGTGGCAACATTCGTGAAATGCACCAGCCAATCTCTGTTGGTAAAATGGTTGCCTTTAAGGAAGACAAGTACTTTGACCCAGAAACAAAGAAGTTTTATTCTGGCGTGTACGTTTCTACATATATTTCGAAGGGTGCCCAAAGCACCTGGGAAAAGGTTCTGGATGGAACCTTGTCTGGTTTTTCTATCGGTGGAAAGATGAATAAGTGGGACGACGCTTATGACGAGACCATGGAAAAAAAGATTCGCATTATCAAAGAGTATGATCTTGTAGAGTTGTCGCTTGTCGATAGCCCAGCAAATCAGTTTGCGAATGTTCTTTCTGTTGAAAAGGTTGACGGTGTTGACGTTATCAAGGGTGACCTTGCAGACACTGTAATCGAAAATGTTTTTTACGACCAGGACAATGGTATTGTAACTTTGTCCGATAATGATTCTGAGGTTAGCCCACTTACGGGTGCACCAATGAAGAACATAGGTTTCGTTGAAAAAACTGACAGCGAAAAAACAGATATGATAAAGTTCTTAGTAGATAGTGCTAAAGGCATTAAAACTGAGATTAACAAGGAGGTAAGTCCTATGACTGACACAACAAATGAGGTAGCTCCAGAAGCTCCAGCAGAAGATGCTGTAGTTGAGGACGCTGCTGTTGAAGAATCACAGGTCGCTCCAGAGGCAGATGCAGTAGTTGAGGCAGAAGCAACAGAGACAGAAGCTACAGAAAAGTCGGACGATGTTCCTTCTGAAGATGTAGTTGCTGAGGAAGTTGTTGAGGAAGCCCCAGCTGAAGAAGTATCGAAGTCAGATGACACCCTAGTAATTGAGGCATCTATTGCCGATGTTAAAGATGTTGTCACAAAAGCCTTTAGCGATCTAACTGCAGTAGTTCAGGCACAAGCTGAACAAATTGCAGAACTACACAAGTCTATTGCAGCAGTAAAAAATGAGGTAACTGCAAGCAAGGACGTGTTTAACGAGTTTGGAAAGAGGGTAGATGCTGTGGAGGCAGATACCGCTTTCCGTAAGTCTGGCGATCTCGGCGAGATTGTACAGGAGCAGCCAGTAATGGTTGAAAAATCCCTATGGGGCGGACGTTTCCTCAAAACTGCCGATTTATTTAATTAATGAAAAATCACTTAGGAGGTGACAATATGTCGGAAGAGATTATTAAAAACAATCCAGATGGCGCAGGAAACGATTCTGGGCTATTTAATGGAGAAGGTGCATTCGCATCTGGTGGCATTGGAGGTGTAAACAATCCTGGAGCTTCAACTCTTGGAAACATCCCAACTGCCAGCTTTGGTACTACAACTGGTCCTAATGCCGTGAATCCTTCGGGTGATGCAGCAAGCGGAATCCTACGCCCTGAACAGGCACGTCGTTTTATTGACTACGTATGGGATGCTACAGTTCTCGCCAAAGATGGTCGTCGTGTAACTATGCGAGCCAACACAATGGAGCTAGAGAAGGTTAATGTTGGAGAGCGTGTTATCCGTGCAGCAGCACAGGCAACAGGCGACTACACAAACGCTGGAGCGACATTTAGCAAGGTAGAGCTTACCACAAAAAAGATTCGTCTTGACTGGGAAGTTTCTGCTGAAGCACTTGAAGATGGTATTGAAGGGGCTGCACTAGAGGACCACTTGGTTCGTCTAATGACAAATGCCTTTGCTAATGACATCGAAGACCTAGCAATCAATGGTACAGGAGTAACTGGCGACGGTGCATTCCTTGGTATCATGGAGGGCTTTGTCAACAAGGTAAAAACCAACAACGATGCACACGAGGCTGTTGTAACAGTATCAGACAACGCATGGACCCCAGAGGTTATGCAGAAGCTGATTCTTGCAATGCCACGTAAATATCGTGCAATCAAGTCAAACCTTAAGTTCTACGCTGGAACCGATGCGTTCCAGGGTATTCTTAAGAACAACGGTACTCTAGCAGACGCTATTGCCGAGGCATTTGCTGGTAAGCCAGCAGGTACCCCAGCAAACCGTCAGGCTTACCTAGATGGTGTTGGACAGACATTCGGAGGAGCACGTACTACTCGTGTTCTAGGAATTGACGTTCAGGAAGTTCCTTACTACCCTGCAGGATATGTAGACCTTACATTCCCTCAGAACCGTGTATGGGG